AACGACGATATGCTCTCCAGGGGCGGCTTCAACCTCGGCAGTGGCGTTCTCACTTCCGGCGATTACGCTTCGGCGACAGATAATCTGTCGATCGAAGTCGCCGAAGTGATCTTGAACACCATGTTTCAATCCTCCACTTGTCTTCCTCCTTTCGTTCGCGAGCAGGCGTTGGCAGTGTTGCGTCCACTCCTTTATCGGAGTGAGGGGCCTCCCTGCTCTCGTGTGCGTCACGATGTAGGAGTTCCGTCGGTTGGTCAGATGATGGGTTCGTACTTGTCGTTTCCTTTGTTATGCCTCCAGAATCGTATCGCCGTCTTGTGGGCGATGCGTTGTTCTGGACTTAGCTGGAAGGAGACTGTAAGCGTACCTTGTCTGATCAACGGGGACGATATCCTTTTTCGCTCTTCGGAGCGATCTTCGGAGATCTGGATGTCGACGGTGGGGGATCTTGGTCTTGAAGTCGAGCGAACGAAGACTTCCGTTGACGGTAAGTACGGTTCTTTGAACAGTACTTTGCTAAGCTATGTAGGTGGCTACCTTCGGGTCGTGCCTACGTTTCGCTTTGGCCGTCTACGAGAGTCAGAGTTCGTGACTTCCCTTGGGCGTGAGTTTTCCCTTTTTCTTCGAGGCACGACCAGTAACCTCCGCTTTCGGGCGGGGGTTGTCTGGTTCAAATCGAAAATCGGTGCCATGCGGTCAACTAGATTGACTCTTCATGAGCTCGGCTTTCGAGGTAAGCTTGCCTTGAGATTGGGTAGACTCTTTAAACTCGACTTGTGGTCGAGAGAGGGTGTCGTTCCTCCGAGTCCGCCAGTGGGACACAATATAACTCTCTCCTCGGAGGAGTTTGTTCGTGTTCCGGCGGCGTCGGTCACGGAGGAATTAAGAAGGTTATCGGCGATAGAGACGGCTTCTTGGAAGTTTTCTCGAGAATTTCAGGAATGCCGCACTCGTGCGGTCATCCGTTATTTCCTCGAACTATCGTCGATTAGAAGGAGTAGGCCTGTTTGTGGTCAGGTCCGTACCGTGTCTTATCCTGCCGCTTTTTGGGCAGGGTCGCGATTGACAAAAGAAAGCCAGCAGGGAGCACTAGAGAAAGTGTTCCTTCAACCAAGAGAGTGTGGAGAGAAGAGTGTAGCCGTCCCTATGTCTGTTCTGAGCGATCAGTGGCAGATGTTCCGGGATTGCGAGCTACCCCCGACCTATGCGGAGACGGTCGGGCTCGAAGTGGGGTCGCGCCGGGAAACCGGCTGCCATACCCTGAAGAAGAGATAGCGGGTGCGCTATGCTAGACCGTCCGAGGACGGCACCTTTACTTGATGGGTGGGACCACGCCGAAATGCGTAGGCTCACAACCCGATTGAAGATGCGGGCGGAAACTCCCGTACTAGTAGGGCTGTAGCGCTTCTTTCCGTACTAACCCGTTCGTCATGACAGTGGCGGCACGCTCCCTGTGCTTCGGGAGGCGGTTTGGAATTAAGTGGGCATACGTTTGAGTAGGCCCCCAGATAGTAAAGTGTTGCCTAGGGCGAGGCATCGCGTAGTGAGTCGGTGTGAGCAGGAGCGACATGTGCGTCCCCGAAAGGGATTAGCGCTGCGTCATTAGGGTTGGAACCCCTAGCTCCTGCTCATTTCCGAGGACCCAAAAAGAAAAGAAGGGTTGCATCTCGACTTCAGGAGAGCAGGAC